TTCCCGCCGTGGTGTCGAGCGCCCACGTCTTGCGCGGCGTGCCGCCATAGCGGCGCTGTTGAATGTGCTTCGCCATCTTTTGGGCGAGATTACGATTGCCTTTCATATCATCCTCCAATGTTCGGACCATTACCCCGCAAGGTAATGGTCGAAACATTGAAACGCCCGGAGCATCGCACACTCCGGGCGTGTCATGATTGAATGTGATGGTTTAGGCGTTGAACCATCGAACCGTCTCAACCTATTCCCGCCGCGTCCGGTTGAGCGGATGCTTTTTGCGACGGGGAGACGATTGACGCGCCTAATATCAGCACGCTCGCTCGCATGGACCCACGCTCGAGGCCTAGTCCGCCTTATCAGGGCGAAACCGCAATTTGCGTTCTGAGTGAACATGCTATCCGCGACATTGCGAAACACGGCGCATGGTACGGGCGGGAGCCCCGTGGCTGTTTCGGTATCTCCGACCACCTCTCGATCCGGGGCGGCACCATCGCGGCCCCTACACTTTCCGGAGCGCGGCGGCTGAGTGTCTTGAAAGTTTCAAGAATGTTACCTTGTGAGGTAGGAGACCCCCCCACCCCCCAGATGGTCAGGGGGGCCGGGGTGGCGGCTGGCGTTTGTGTGGTACCTTAAAAATATACAGCCCAGAAAAACCCATTTTTACATTCACGAAACACATAATAAAAAAGGACCGCTTTCGCGGCCCTTTGCAGAAAACAAACAGTGGTGCGGGTCTCAGCGCACCGATTGTGCACCCAGGAAGTTATAACCCTTTGTGTTTTCTATCGACCCTTTGCCACTAGACATCGGATCACCTCACCATCACACCACTCCACACCCCCGCACAATGCCGCCACAATTCAATACGTTACACAAATGTATCACTACACTACGACAGCTTTGGCTTGACCATAAACGTACCTCAGTGCAGTTTGAGTGCACCGATTGTTGCACCGATCGCGTAGCCCCCACATACTGACGGATCACAACATGGCATCAATCTTCCGGACGCCGGACGGCTCGTGGCGTGCGCAAGTACGCCGCAAACACCACCCCGTGCGCTCTGCCAACTTTGAGACAAAACAGGAAGCCCAGCGCTGGGCACGCGCACAGGAGACAGAGATCGATCAAAGGCGTCGAACGCCATCTGGGCTGCGAACGTCTATAGCGGATATCATCGACCGCTATCTTGAGGAACCGAGATCGACCCCTCTCGGACGATCAAAACATCACACCATTACACGTCTGAAGGCCGGCTTAGGCCACCATCGGCTCGAGGAACTCACCAAACAGGCCATCCTGTCGTACGTTCAAATGCGAGAACGTGAGGGGGCTGGACCCGTGACGGTCAGGGCGGACCTGAGCTACCTGCGTACGGTACTACGGTTCGGTGGTGTTATGTGTGATGTTGAGGAGGCGGGGGTGGTCGCAGTTGCAGCGGTCGATGCCACCCGCGACCTGTTGCTACACTCCCGTCGGGTCGCCCAGTCTCGTGAGAGATCCCGCCGCCCCTCTGCGGAAGAACTCGCTGCGCTCGAGGGGTTCTGCGGCAAACGCAACGCCAATACAAAAGTCCCTCTGTGGGATCTCATTCAATTTGCCCGCTGCACGGCGCTACGCCTCGGGGAGATCTGCGGGCCGGGGGGCATTGTCTGGGAGGATGTTGATGTGCAATCACGCATTGTTACAGTTCGTGATCGCAAAGATCCTAGATTTAGGGAGGGGAACAACAGCCGCATACCACTGCTAGTGGGGCCGGTTGTATATAAGGGGGTAATTGTAGATCCGCTTGAGATACTATCCCGTCAACCGGGGCGCTCGGGGAGAGTGTTTCCGTTCGCCGAACATGCGGTGAGTATAGGGTTTACGCGTCTGTGTCGGCGAGCCGGAGTGGATGACTTGCACTTCCACGACCTCAGGCACGACGGCGTGTCCATGCTCTTTGAAGCGGGCTACCAAATCCAGGAGGTGGCGCTCATCTCCGGCCACAAAACATGGTCGCACCTTAAAAGGTACACCAACTTAAAACCCCAGGATCTATTTCGATAACGTTACACGAGCATTATATTATCAATAATTTCCAAGAGGTTACTTGACGTAGTTATGTATTAACCTTCATAACACCCCCTGTCTGATTGATTTCGAGGGGGTTTGTATGGACAATGTAAATACAGGGATGGAGCTTCGGGCGCGTTTTGGACTTTTGGCGGAAAGCGATCTTGCCGAGATGCTGGCAATGCGCGTCCAGACCCTGCAGGCGTGGAGGGCCAAACGCAGGGGGCCGGACTTCGTGAAGCTAGGTAAAAGCGTTTTCTATCGCGCCGACGACGTTAAAGAATGGATTAACTCCAGTATCGTCATTACAGACAGGTCAGTCGCGGTTGAGATCGTCTAGGTCCAAGCCGCAGCAGTCATTGCAGGTTTGCGTTCCCGACGTGGTCTGCTCTGCAGTCGCCCGGCGATCATACCAACCATACCACCATGAGCAGCCAGAGCTGCATATTGCAGCGCGTCTATGATGTGAGAGTATTCGTTTTTGTCTGGCGTGGGGCGGCGGGTACCGGAACGATTTTTTGCATACCGGTACCCGCCAGCCAGAGCGCGTGCGATCGTTGGGCAGTTTTCTTTATCCACCAAGATCGCAGGTCCGCCATCACGCTGAGCCAGAAGAAATGCCTCGATAGCGCGTAGACGCTTGTCGATATCATTGGTTGGAGCAGGGAACGCCTGGAAGCCCATGCGCTTCAAAGCATCAAACGATGTCTCTTCGTAAATACTGCCCTTGGCTCGCCCAGCCGGGTCGCCAATAATAGCAATGGGCCTGCCGATGTATCGTGGACTTGAAAGAACCGGGCGGAGGTTGCGCTCGACGTGGAACTCGAGGCCGATATCTTCCGCCAGCACTTCTTCCAGAACCAGCAGCCGCCCCTTGTGATCAAGCTGACAGATCACACTGCACGGATCGCGCCCGAAGTCCTGCCCCACGATCAGAGGATGTCCGACAACAGGTCCGACACCCTCCACAACATGAAACGATGACTTGAAGCTATCTTTGAACACCGCGCTACCAGACGGATCATCACCATACTGGGCGTGAACGTAACGCTTGCACCAGTCATCGCTGTTCGACCGTAGAAAGCGCTCGTAGTATGTACGCCCCTGATTACGCCTTATGTCAGAAGTGACTGGTAACCTGAGTGTTTCGGGGGTTTGTGTGAGCCACTCAAGGTTTTCAGCGGTGTCTTCCATACCACCAGGTTGGATAAATATTTGCCAGTCGGGAGGAGTGTTCAGTTCCATGAACTTATGCCACTCAGAGCCTTCCGATGGCATATTGGTGTCGGCGATGATGCCGAACCACGAGGCACCGCCAAGATTGGCGGCGGGGTAACGACCGCACCTGCCTGCCAGAGGGCTGATGATCCCGACGTCCATCTCGATGGCTTCGGACATCCACGCCCCGGTGAGCTGCATGGAGAGTAGTCGTCTCTGATCTTCTGGTGTGTCGAGGGGGATGAGCAGCCACTCGCTCCGTACATCTCCAAATGTCACATAGATTGTGTTCTCGGAGACCTTAAATTCAGCCACACCCTCGAGCCAGGAGGTGATATCCTTGAGGACTGTGTCCTTCAACTGCTTCAAAGTCTGTCGGACGATGGCAAAACGGGTATATCGGAGCCCGTCCGCCGCCTGCTGCTGCTCGCAGGCCCGTCGGAGAAGCTCAAAAAGGCACGCCGTGGTCTTACCGGAGCCTACCGGACCGGCGATAAGGCGTCCAAATGAGGCGGATTTCATGAAAGAAGCGCAGGTTGGAGGCGCAGTGTAGTTGATTGCGGGCATTTTAGTCCCCGTGATACTTCAACAAATCTGATTTTATACCTTCGATCAGGCCAAGAAGGCGGTAAAGGTCGTATTCTGGGGTGTTTACGTGGTAAATGATCCCATCTTCCTCACATAAACAGCATATGGCATAGCTTCTAACCTCCCCATTACGTACTTTTTCGAGTAACAGCTTAAACACTTCTTCAGTTTCACTACTGAAGAGGTTGACTACCTCACCCATTTTACCATCCCATCGTTATTTGTCTGTAGTTCTACGCGATATAAGCACTTCAAGCACCTCCATAGTCTCATTTAATGGTCTTTTTGCCAGGTCTTGCGCAATTTCTTTGGCAGAAAACCCCCGTAGCGCACGAAACGCCCTCCGTCCCTTTTGTTGTTCTGTATTACTCGCCCACCTACAGTTTTCTGGAGTGTAGTTACCGTTTACATCTATACGATCAAGCGATTTACCGTCTGGAGGATTATCCATATCCATGAAAAAGTTTCGAAATCCGTCAGGATTGGACTTATGCCATCTGTCGCAAACCGAAATTCCTCGCCCACCGTAACTCGTCCAAGATCTAGTTGCCCTGCTGTAGCAGCGTCCGTGCATATTATACCACGCACGTAGGCACCGCTTCGACGCGCCGAGATCAAAAACACTGCTGTGGGTGGACTTGGGGCGCTTCAATTACTAGCCAGACTTCCTTCTACAAGGCGACTTTCTTTCTCAAATTTGAGCTGGCTGTCTGCCCCGAGATTGATGGTGACTGAAAACTTCTCCCCACCCCCCTCGACGCCAACCCCGTTCTTTGAGAACCCGGCAAGGTCGCGTACAAGTTTTCCTAGTTCTGTCTTCGAGTTTAGTGTCTCCCCCGGGTCATGCAGCCGGGTGTATGCTTCCGGCAACCACTCCTCAATCATAGCTGCCGCTTTGAGTTTAACCCGCTCCTGCGTGTTAATGGCAGAGCTCCAGTTGGAGGTCTCCGTTTCAAGGAGTTGCTTAAACCTGGAGTGATTGCGGATGATGCTCCACGTATCTTGATCGATCCCATTATTTTCGAGGACGTTTTCAAGCGGGGAAACATTCATCGCGATTTCGCGAGCTAGTTTCACCAATGTTACTTCAGTGAACTGCTTCACGGCCACGGCATTTTGTGGCATATATTACTCCGTCTGTTGCTAATTGCCGGCAATATACTGTATCTTGCATGGCATCGTCGAGCCCCCTGGCCCCCGTGAGGTTGGTTTATGTTTACGACAAAATACCACAAGAACCAGAAACCTATGCGTAAGGTGAAGAAGTACGAAGATGGTGGGTATGTCGAGAGCGACGATACGGACTTTGATACGGTACGCAGCTCGGACGGCAGTGCTACGTTGATCCGCAAAGGCACTGACCCTGGAGATTACTACGGCATGGCTTCGGGTGGGCGACTGGGTAGGATTAGGGCGGAAAAGTTTATAGCGGATCAAAACAGAAAATACCACAGCGGGACGGACCTGGAAGAAAGAGGGCCGCGACACGAAAAGACCAAGGTAAAGAAATCCCAGAAAGATGATTGATGGCTAACACACTCGGCCAAAGGGGCGTTCTTCGTGTCGTATCTCCGGCGCAGCTTGATGCTGCAATTCAGCGGGAGGACGAGGAGCGCGCAGCTAATGAAGCTGCTGCATCGTCTCCCAGTATGGATGACCTAGCTGCTTTCGTACGTGAGCAGTTCAATGTCATGCGTAACCATAGGAACAACACTCAGGCTGGTTGGTCTGAGCGCCTTCTAGTGGCTCTTCGCGCATTTAACGGAATGTATGACGCGTCAAAGCTCGCCGAGATCCGCAAATTTGGTGGGTCAGAGGTCTACGCGCGCGTCATTGCAATGAAGTGCCGAGGAGCGAGCTCTCTTCTTCGCGACGTGTATCTTGCTCCGGATCGTCCTTGGGGGCTCAGTGCGCCAGCCGACCCGGATATTCCGCCCGAGATCATTTCTAGTATCAACGATCTGGTTCAGAGCGAACTGCGTTCTAATTCGCAGTTTGGGGGTCAGGCTCCAGATGTGCATACAATTCGCGACCGCACCTTACAACTTATGGAAGGTGCGCGTCAGGCCGCAAAAAAGAAGGCCGCAAAGCAGGCGCAGGTTGCTGAAGACAAGATCGAAGAGATACTGCGATACGGTTCGTTCTATAAAGCCCTTGCAGAGTTTCTTGTTGATCTACCGCTGTTCCCGTTTGCCTGTATTAAGGGACCGGTGGTTCGGATTGTGCCGACAGTTAAGTGGGTGAACGGACAGGCGCAGGTTGAGCAGTTGCCGCGCCTTTTCTGGAACCGTGTGTCGCCATTTGATCTCTGGTGGACGCCAGGCGTCTCTGATATTGAGGACGCTGCTGTCATCGAACGTACGCGCGTTACTCGGGCTGAGTTAAATGATCT